ACACTTCACCAAAAAAAGCAACCGATAATAAAATAATATTCAACCCAACTATAAGAGTAGTACAAAAAGCTCGTCCAAAATATTGGGATAAAAAAGAAAAAGACGTACTAAATGGTTCAGATTATATGGCTATTAAGCTATAAATAATGGGACAACTTCTGGTTGTACGTACCTGTCCGACCAGAACTGATCCCTGGGCCTATTCGCAAAAACAGCTGTTGTAGGCCCTGGGATCAGGTGTTGTTAGCTGTGGGATATAAACCACTATAACTCTGGATGAGGTCCTGTTAACAGCAATCAGTTTGAATGCACGGCCTACTGGCTCCGGCGTAGCACAACCCCTGGTTGAAAAAGAAAATTCAACCTCAGGTTGAGGCCGGAATTTTAATAAGCCTCAAGCTTCAAGCTCCAAGCTTGACAATGACTGAAGGATACTATAGGATTAATTTGAAAGGAATAAATATGAGTGAATCAAGTGAAGAGTTAAAAAGAATAGCTGTTGCAATAGAGGAAATATTGCGACTCGTTAAAAAAGATATGGAACCACGAACCAAGAAAAAGGACTAATATGAAAACAATAAAATACAATAATAAAACAATTAAGTTGCCATTCAATGGCGCAGACTACGGCGGGGACCAGGCACTGGAGCAGGTTACAATAGCTAACCGGTTCACGGGCCAGGAAACAACGATGCCTAAATTTGCGGTGGCTGTTTATGATATCATTATTGGATCTGAAACGATTGCATCCCAAGAAGATGATCACCTGGGCACCGGAGCATCTAAGCAATGGGACAACGTCCGTAAGGGTCTAGACTGGTTCAAACAGTACTTTGCAGAACAATACATGGTGGTTTTAGACTGATGTCCATAGTCTGGAATACCGGGCTCGCTGCAGAGCGAGCCCGGTTCAATCGCAACCGGAAGTTAGATTTATTAATTGCCCGACACTGGAAGTTGAAAAAGAAAAAGCGGCCCGCGGCCCGAGCTGCAAGCTCCAAGCGGCAAGCTTCAAGCGCCACGAAAAAGACATAATTGAATGATATAAAATGATCGAGCTATCCGAACCCTTAAGTTATATGTCAGTAGGCAATGGCTCAAAAAATTAGAAAGATATAATGTTAAAGAAAGAAGCTAAAGAAATAACCGGAGGGCTAAGCTCTCCATCCAAGATGCCCGGGCCTTCATTCAACCTGCCGGCTGCCGCATGTATTACGGGCGCCAAGCTTGTGAATGTTGCCGGCTCAACCTGCAGCGGATGCTATGCACTTAAAGGCCGCTATAGATTTGGCAACGTACAGGCAGCGCTCAGGCGTCGACTGTCCAAGCTCCACGATCCACGATGGGTTGAGTCTATGGTGACATTAATAGACCAGCAACCAGTCTTTAGATGGCACGACTCCGGAGACATCCAGAGCGCCAAACATTTAACAAATATATTCGAAGTATGCAAGCGCACACCGGAGACCAGACACTGGCTCCCGACCCGTGAATCACGGTTCCTGAGCCTGATGGACCCGGACGTAGTTCCAAAGAATTTAAAAATAGTTTTATCCGATCATATGAATGACCAGCGGGTGCCTCCTTCCTGGTGGCCGTATACCTCGGGCGTGACAACCAGTCATGAGCTGGTGACATGCCCGGCGGCATCTCAGGGGAATAAATGTCTAGATTGCAGGAAGTGCTGGGACCGTAACACGAAACGTGTTATATACGGTAAACATTAAATGACCTGGTATCCTCCAAAATATTACGCGGCCCTCAGGGCCGAGCGCCGGAAGCTTCAAGCGTCAAGCCTCAAGCACCAAGCTCCTGAAGCTTCAAGCAGCAAGCTTCAAGCCCCAGGCAGCAAGCGTCAAGCTTCAAGCCGCAAGCGTCAAGCTCCATGATCCGTGAACCACGGAACATTTGAATAAGTTTCGAGGACCTCGGACCACGGGCCTCGGCTATGATGAAAGTGTTGTTTGGATGTGTCTTATGCCATGCAATTTGGTGTGCAGAAAATTTGAGTTTATTACCTCGGGTAACTTTTAACTCTACTGTGAAAAAGTGGCCATTAGCATTATAGCCCAATAGATCAGGAGTACCCAAAGAGCTAAGGTTTTCAAGCCTAGTCCAAAGAATTCCGGATGATTTCTTGCGAAGTTTTTGATATAATTTTGCCTCTGGACCCATGTCTTTATCGAGGTAACGACCCCGTGCATTAGTAATCTTTTTGTAGCTTCTCTGGAAGAATTATTGAAGAAGGTTTTTCAGTTTTTATAACTAAACGATGAGCTGTATGACCTTTGTGTCCAACGATTGGAATAGAATTTTCATGTACTTCCATACGTCTAACTGCTGCAAGCTTGCCATTTACTTCTACAAATATTTGTGCATTCTTTACTGCATCTGATCCTTTAGTAAAGGAAGTAAGGAACTGTTGCATGTCTTGGACTCTCATTAGAATGGTTGTTTACTCTTAGTTAAATCTTGAATTTGTATTGCAAGCTTCTTATTATCTTCTTCAACCTCTGTCAATCTTGTTTGTAACTTTCCATTATATCTTTGATGTTCATCATTAATATCTAACGCGCTCTTCAACCTATTATTCATATCAACAATCTTTTGAGATAATTCTTCTATAATTCTTTTATTACCATCCAACTGATTCTTATCTCTTACCCACTGAGATTCTTTTTGTTTAAATTCCCAAATTTCTTTCTCATGCTGTTCAATTAATGATGTTAAAGCGTCGCTCATTTTCTTATAATATGCTTTCTCAATGCTCTCACCAATCTCTCAATATTATCTATAATATCAATTAAAGTTTGACTTTTAATAAAATGCTCTTCGCGTTTTATTGCGTCATACTCCTGAAGGGGGATAGTAACAGTACGTTTAGACGTAGCCGATTCATCCTCATAAGTAGCGTCTGCAGCTCTTTCTCCTTTTTCCGGTTGATCTTTCATATTGACTTTATAGGATAGTTACCTTAAATTGTCAAATATGAATTTTATAATATGGCATTTAATAGCCATACTGACCGTGATGGCAATTAGCCTCATCATTGGTTACAGCATAGGAAGAAAACATGGGAGTTCACAAAAGATTAACTGAGATGCAAAAGAGATTTGCCGAATTTATAGTATTCGGTGGACCTGAAGGACCAGTCTCACAGATGGAAGCAGCAAAGCTAGCTGGCTACAGCCATAAGAGAGCAAGACAAGAAGGATCAGAGCTTATGAACCCTAGACTGTCTCCACTTGTAGCAAAGTTTGTTGGTGAACTAAAGGAAGAGAGACTTAAGAAGTTTGAAGTTAACTATGAAACCCACATAGCAGAATTAGATAGAATTAAACAAATGGCTTTGAAGAAGGGATCTTTTTCTTCTGCAGTAAACGCTGAAACCAATCGAGGAAAAGCAGCAGGGCTGTACATAGACCGCAAAATAATAAAACATGGAAAGCTAGAAGAGCTAACAGAGGAACAATTAGAAGCCAAAATGAAACAAATTCTAACCGACTACGAACCTCTATTAAATGCGAAGACTGTTGAGGGAGAAGCAATTGAGGCACCTAAAGTTTCTGAATCCTCTGATCCATAAAAGATTTAATATTTTGTACACTGGGTTCTAAATTTTCATACTCATTTATATTTATTTTTTTATCAAACAAATTTAATCCATTGGCTATGTGTAAATAACTAGTCACAGAAAAGCTCTGCTGTATTTTATTAGTTGATTGTATATCGTAGTGTTTAAGAGTATTGTTTTTAATTGCTTTTAAGACAGATTTAAAAGCGGGTGGACATGGATAATCTTTTTTAACATTCCTCCAAAAGTGGGAGTCTTTTCTTTTAGTAATGTAATGTAAATATATAAAGTATGAAATTTCATCCATCATATCTGTAACGACTTCATTAAACCTATCACTAGTTCCATTAAATAAATCGTTAGCAAATTGTTTTAATAACTGTAGTTGTAAAACGGTTAAGTGAATACTGGTTGATTCTAAAGGTTCTATAAAACAAGAGGACAATCCGACAGCCATACAGTTATCTACCCAATACTGTTCATGTCTTCCGGCTTCGAAACTAATAACTTTTCTAACATTTATTGTGTGACCCAAAAACTCCTCTACTTCTTTTTGAGCTTCGGCAGCATCTATATAATCTGAATCAAATACATACCCTGCACCTATTCTTTCTGCTAAAGGTATCTGCCACATCCACCCATATTTCATTGCAATAGCTGAAGTGTAGGGCTTGTTTTCTTTTACTTTTAAATGAAAAGGAAGTGCTTGCTTCATCGGTAAAAACTTATTAAAGCTTTTCCATTTAGACTTCTTACTAATGATTAATCGAGATAAACCAGAACAATCAAATATAAAATCATATTTAAGTTTTAATTTATTAAAGTCGCCTTCTATGTATTTTATGTTTCTTTGTTTAGCTATTTTAGATAAATACTTAGACAATCTATTAGTATCAAAATGAATCGCATAATCTATTTCGTTCAAGTCTATTTTATTTTGATAACTAGCTTTCGCCGCATAACTATATTCATTAAAATCTAATTTATCATGGATAAGATGCCTATAGTAATAATCCTCACAATCATGAGTAAACATTGGTGGGATGCTAGTTTGAGATAAAAATTTTGCATGGAAACCGTGAAAGTATTTTTTCCCATCTCCGTTCCAATTTTCAAAACTAATCCCTTGTTTAATAGTACCTCCAATTTCATGCACTAAGGTTAAAGGATCAATACCTATTTCTTTTAAAAAATTTACAAATGGTGGAGTTGTTGCTTCACCCACACCAACAATACCTATTTTTTTATTACCAATAATTTTAATATCAAAGTGTGGAAACAGTTTTCTAACAAACAAAGCTGTCAACCAACCCGCTGTACCCGATCCTAAAACTACTATATTTCGTACTTTCGTTCCCATACCGACGATAGTTAAGAAATCCTTTTAATAGATTGAATTACAGACGTTGGAATTATAGTTGTATTACCAATGTCTTCGAATGTTTCTTTATCTTTTTGTTTTATAAAGTCACAAAAAATTCTTGTAACACCATGCTTTTGACTTAACAAATAGCCTTTAGATACACACACAGGTAATTTAGATTTATTTAAAGACCTTGTATTTGACCAACCTGAGTCTCCTTCAATATCGGCCCACTCTACTTCTACAAAAGGATATTTAGAGATATCACTTCCTAAAGATTTTAAGTTTAGGGGGATTGTCTTTTTGTTTTTGATTCTTCTCTTCGATCTCTTTTTCGATTTTCTTCGTGGCATAATAATACTTCTATAAGAGATCTCACAGATAAAAAAGAAAAATAAAAGCTTGCTTGCGCGCGCGCGAAGGCACCCTAGAGTTGTTTTATGCGGTATTATGAATAACTGACAAAAAATTCTGTCATCAAAACATTTTCTGTCACTGTTTTTGTCAGCTACTTTTGTTGTATACCAA